GTCCACGGGTGCAGCCGGTTGGGGCTGATATGCGGGTTGTACATCAGTTTTTTCTTCCTGTAAAGGGGCTGGGCGAAAATTATTTACTTTTTCCGCTTTCATCTTGGCCGAGGTAAGCGCTTCTTGAGCGTTCACCAGAGCGTCAGAATCACCCGCTTCGTAGGCTTCTTTGTACTGACGTTTCGCAGTTTCAAGCTCGTTAGCCACCACTTTTTTGGCTTGTTCAATCAAAGCTGTCTGATTCTGGTTAACAGAACCTTTGAGCTTGTTGTTTTCTTCAGCCAAAGATCGGGCAAACCGCAGTGCTTCTTCTTTCTCACGTTCAGCCGCTTCTTTAGCGCGGCGCTCGTCGTGGTAGCCTTTTGTGAAGTGTTTTATACGTTTTTGAACACTTTCGTCGTACTTTGACAACTCATCATCCGTTACCTCTTTGGGAGGTTCAGACATGGGTTTGCGCCCACGGTCTTCGGGAGGCGTGTCGTCTACAACTTCAATTTCCGGTGCGTCGGACTCAGGTTCTACAACCTTGCCACCCTTGCGGGCGTTGACTTCGACTTCATCAGGAAACTCAAATTCTGTTTTTTCAATTTCAGCCATGATTACTCCTTAGTTAGGGCGTTGGATACCACGAGGGTCTTGCACAACGGCTTGTATGGAATCATCGTTAATTAAACGCCATTCGGTGCCATGAATTTTCATGCGCGTGCCAGTGTTTGGACGAACCAAAATAAAGTCACCAACTTTGCATGATGGACCAGATGGGAATCTGGCAGCGTCTTTGAACGCATCGGGACCAATCTTTGCAACAAACAACACGGGGGAGAGAAGCTCCTCGTGGTGCATAGCTGTGGCAGATTTTAAAATCCCTGTCTCGCTGAATTCTTCTTCAGCTTTGGGCAACATACACAAAATATGGTACGTCGCGGGGTCCGGCACTTGTTTGGCTTTCTCTTCAGCGGATGTGTTTAGCAACCCACTTAGATCAACAGCCTTAACATCAAACTCAGTCATCGTCATAATCCTTAGTTTTTCGCACGAGGTCAGCAAGTTCATACTGCGCGGTTTGCAGACCTCGGATAGTTCCGCACAGTTCTTTATAGTGCTCGTGGGATTTAGCTCCACCAGCACTAATTACGTCAACCAACTGCTTGACGTGTTCGTTTAGTTTGCCGTCTAAAACTTCAAGCAGATTGGCCATGATTACTCCCTATTACCTTGTAATAACTTTGCAAGTCTGTCCATCTCGGCATGCTCCAACTTCTGGCTATGTACTTGTCCGCCATGAGCCATCTTCTGCTGGGTCTGAGCTTGTTGCTGCTGCATAGCTTGCTGTTGCTGGGCCTGAGCTTGTTCAAGCTCCATCCGTTTGGCAGCCATCTCCATACCGTGTAACTCCTGCGCCTGCATAATTTCTTGCTGCAACCGCATGGATGCCATAGCTGGGTCTTCACCTGTTCTCGCTGCGCTTTCCTGCGCCTTGAGTGACAACTCCTCGGCCTTAAGCTGCAAGTCACCCTTGACCTTTAGTGCCTTAGTGTCAGCCTCTTGTTTCTTGATCGCCAACTCTGCTTGCTGCAACTGCATGACTGGGTCTTGTGCCATCTGCTGAGCTTGCTGGTTTGCCGCCTGACCTTTACTTGCAGCCAGCACTTGTTGTGCGCCTTGGGCAACCAGACGCGACAACATAACTTCTGCGTCTTCTGGCATGGCTTCGTCGGGTGGTGGCAATGGCACGCCGAGTTGTTCTTCCACTTTCTTGCGGTATGCAAACGCCAAGTGTTCTGAGAGGTGAGCTTGAATCTCGGCCATCATCTTCTGGGCTTGTGGGTTCTGACCAACCTGCGCCATGATGAGCGGGTCCTGCATCATTGATGTATGTACAGAAATGTGTGCGTCGTGGTCTTGATAGATAAACGCTTTAGTGGGTTTGCCATTCAGGAACGCCATGTTTTCCGAGACAGGATCGCGTGGTGTCATGTCGTCATCTGTAGGTACAAGTTTCTCAGCGTTCTTCACACCAAGCACCTCGATCATCTGACGGTGCAATATGGGCAAGTCATAAATCTGCGGAGCCTGCTGAGCCAACTGCATCACCGCTTGGTACTGCATGATGCGCTGCGCCATCGTCGCGCTGTTCGGATCAGACACGGGGATCACGTCCACCATGTCGTAATCTTCTTGCTTTGCCATGCGGTCGCCGCTTGATGGGTCAAAGCTGTACTGATCTGGTGTGTAGTCGCGGATGATGTCACGCAAAAGTTTAAACTCTTGCTTCATCGAGTAGTGAACCCGCGCTTGCACGGCGCTCATGGTCTTCAATTGTCTTTCTAACAGTGCCAACGTCGTACCCACCGGAGCATTTGCACTCATGTCGCTGATGTTCATATCAGCAATAGAGCCAAGGCGTTTGCCCTCGTCGGTGATCTGGTTTAACAAGGCAAGTAAGACTTGTGATGGTTCTTTGTACGGCAACATCATGATGTTGTCTTTGACTGCGCCGCTTGGCACATCTACATCACGAAACTCACCGGGATTGATTGGTGTATCGTCACCCTTGATTCGCAAGCCCCGAGCCTTCAGACCACCGGGCAAGTTAGCCAACGTACCCGCGTCTACAAGTTGGCGGATGATAGATGTACCTGCGCGTGCGTAGCCGCCGATCAAGTGGATCAAGCCAAGACCGTAAGCGCCAAAGCCGGGTATGTATGTGTACTGTACGAAGTGATCGCGTTTTAATTTGCGCTTGTCGTCTGGGTTCCAGTTACGGCGGATGGCCAACACTTTGTTAGTGCCACGATCTATTGTCACCACGTATGGCAGTGCAATCTCATCTTCGTCCTCGTAACCCGGTAAGTCGTAGTCAACGTGGAGTTCCAAAATCTGATAGCGGTCGTCATCTGTAAGCGTAAAGCCTTGGTCTTCCGCTTTCTTCTTCTCAATGTCTGTATGTATGACTTGCGGCTCACCCAACTCAACATCACGATAGAAGCCCGCTACCTGCAGCTTCTTCATGTCGTTCTTGGTCTTACGCATGATGTGCGCAACACGATCAGATGTCTTCAGGCTCGACGCGCCATAAGGAATAATGATGTCTTCCGCAGGTATAAACACCGCAATCTGGCGATTCAGACTGGGGTCAAAGTAAACTTTCTTGAACGCACTGCCAGCCAAACCAAGGGAGTACAGCATCTTCTCATGCTCAGGGCGATACTCAGACATCACCTCAGTCAACTGGTAATTCATGTCCTCCCGGACGCGCTCTGCAGCCTCTTCTTTAAGTTTATCAATGGCACCAATGATTTCCGTTTTAACAGGGCCTTGAGCCGGAAACGTCTCAATGATCGTTTCGCTTTGGAACCTAACTGCTGCTTCGGTAAGGACTGTAGAAAACACTCCACAAGCTCCAAGCCAAGGTTCCGTTCTCTCCTCATACTTCATCCCCAAAACGTCTAGACCTTTGACATACATCTCAACCCAGTCTTTGCGGCTGCCAATGTCTGCATCTACCAGTTCAACTAAATCACTGGCAAGTTTCTGCAACTCGCCCTCGTCCATCTCTTCTGCAAGGTTAGCGTCAAAGTCGTCGCTCTTATCGCCTGCAATAATCTCCATCAGGTCGATCTCAACACCGTCCATGCCAACGATCACACCCTCAGGGTTCTCAATCTGAATCTCGATGCCGGGGCCTTCCTCCATCTCAGGAGCCAGTGCATCTAACCCAAGCGGTGCTGGGTTCAAAGAGGGGAACATATTAGTAGCCATTTAAAGTCCTTAGTAATACGCTTGGCGACGGCCCGCGTAATAGGGTTCATTATCCTCGTGGTCACTGCTCAAGCGCAATAGCCCACCCTTGCGAATTCTCATCAACGCCAGTGTCATGGTGTCCACCTCGTCGTCATGCTCGCCTGCGGGAAATGCCAAAATCTCCTCCACAGTGGCCGCAGCCCACGCATTCTCGGGGAACCAAACGTGCCCTGACGCAAACATATCTGCCACGGCATTAAGCCGAGCGATTTTATCCTGCCCCTTGCCGGGACTGAAGTCCTGCACAAATATACCTGACCTGCGCATCTCGTCAATCAGCGGCTGACCACTGGCTTTAGCCTCAACAATCACACTGTCCGGCTCCCACGTCTTGTACTGTTCGTGCGCCATGGCTTTTAGCTCAGGAAACTCGTACTTCCCCTTCACTTTATTCAGCAGTATGACGTTCTGCGTGCCGTCTTCTTCACTCTCAAACACGCCCCACGTATGGCACACGGAAAAGTCAGACCTTTCCTTGGTTGTGAGCGCCGTATCAAACGCCTGCACCATAAAGTCAATCTTTGGCGGATCATCCTTCTCCCACCAGCGTATCCAGTCCCGTTTTATGATGGCAGCCTCGGCTGCTGTTGGATTTTGCTGGTATTGAGCGTACCACTGCCACATGATGTGGTGCATTGACGCCCGGGTTTGCTGCAAAGACTCGATTGACCACTGTTCCGGCCAAATCGACTTCTCGTTATCCGTGCCTTCGTTCAAAATTGCAGGGAATTCAAAGGTTTCGTAGCTGTCCCCGCCCTCATTCATGGCGGAATCCTTGATAAGCCGCCCAATCAGGTCCCTCTGGTGCCACCTTGTGTGTAAAACACAGATTTTCCCGTCTGGCATGAGTCGAGTACGCAGACCAGCACTGAACCACTCGTACGCATTGTCCAAAGATGTGGTGTTTCCGGCCTTAATGTCCTGCTCAGACAGCGGATCGTCGGCAATAATCAAGTGGGCACCACGTCCGGCCAGCGCACCACCCACACCAATCGCAAAATACTCGCCACCTTTGGTTGTATTCCACTGCGCAGCAGCTTTGGCG